GACAACACATCCAACGATGTACAACTCCTCCTACGGGCGTTTATTGAGGAGTTCGCTGGCAATTGCAGATTCATCTTCACCTGCAACTACAAAAACAAAATCCTCGAACCACTTCATTCCCGTTGCACAGTGGTTGAATTCGGAATTAGGGGAAGAGACCGTCAAACCATTGCCGCTCAGTTCTTCAAAAGAACTCAAGAAATCTTGGTTGCAGAAGGTGTTGAATATGATAACAAGGTCTTGGTAGAACTTATCAATAAGCACTTTCCTGACTGGAGGCGTGTATTAAATGAGTGTCAAAGATATTCTGTTAGTGGTAAAATTGATTCTGGCATCCTTGCCACGTTCTCTGATGTTGCTGTAAATGAACTTATTAAAGACCTTAAAGAGAAAAATTTCTCAGAAGTCCGGAAGTGGATTGTTTCTAACTTGGACAATGATACTTCTGTTCTTTTGCGTCGTATTTACGATGCTCTTTATGATTCCCTGGTTCCGGGTTCTATTCCCGCTGCTGTGCTTGTACTTGCTAAGTATCAGTATCAGGGTGCGTTCGTGGCGGATCAAGAGATAAACATGCTTGCTTGTCTAACTGAGATTATGGTGGAGTGTGAATTCAAATGAAACATTATGATAACTATTACATCAAGTTTGATGATGATGAACTTCGGCAAATTTTGAAAGAGATTAGTAGTGAAGAAGTCAAAGAAAGAATAAGAAGTTCATTGGGAGAAACTATTGACCCCATAGATAAGTTTCACGCAACTATTGCATATTATAATAATGAAGTTTAGAGCAAAGGTTTATGTTAGATTGAGAGCAGCAGTTGATGATTCTGCAGGTAATGCAGTTCGTCAAGCTTGCGGAAGACTTTCCGATTTAAAAATGGAAAAGTTGAGATTGGGGAAACTAATTGAGATTGATTTTGAGGCATCTGATAAAGAATATGCCGAAAAAGAAATTGAAATGTTAAGTGACAGACTATTTGCTAATGCCGTAATTGAAGACTATGAATGGAGTGTAAAATCAAGTGAATAAAAATGAACTTGAAGAACTAAGATACGATGTGGCACATCATTTACTTAGTAGAATGAGTAAGGGTTCTCAGTTTGAATATGCATTAGATAAAATGCTACAACTCTGTGATCAATATACAGAGAAAGAACTTAAACAAATTTTATCCAAACAAAAAAAGAAAGAGAAAAAAACTAAAGGAATAGGATTCTAATGATTGAACTTTTAACACAAACCGAGTTTTCATGGGCTGCCAATCATACGATTGTTGAATTTTTGGCAGGATATATATTTGGTAGTGCATTAATTATTGGAGCACCAGGTGTGTTCTTTTTCATTGCATTTATGCCAGCACTGCAAAGAACCAAGGGAGCACAAATTGGTTACAAGGATCGTAAAGATTATGGTTACTCATCTACCTATGAGAATGGTAAAATGGCAGATCAAAAACCTTATGTACATCAACTTTCATTGGCAGTTTAATGAGTGAAAAAATTGTATGGACACAAAGACCTCCTATTTCAGATAGGGAATGTATTCTTATTTGCCTAAATAATGCTCCTTGTGGAACAAATAGGAAACAAGTTGAACGATTAATTAAGGAGTATGAAACCAAATGAAAAAGAAAATTAGGGCACAAGTAAAGTCTAGATTTTATTATTACTTTTGGTTAATTGCCACAATCTCTGTGGTTTTTGGTCAAATTTATGTCGGAACTGGATATCGTGTATTGCATAAAGATATGCAAGAACTCTTTAGAAAAGTGGATGGAGTTCTTCTTCACAAAGATGATACTCCTTATGGAAATATTTTATGAACCTGTATAAAATTAATGAAAAAAATTTAGTTGAACCAAGAGTAAAAACTACTCCTGAAAATGTAGAAGAATCAAATAGAGCATTATTTCATGCTACAATGAATTTACCTTCTGCCGCTAAACACTGTGGTATGACTGAGAAGGAAATGAAATTGACCTTCTGGGAATTTTTAAAATATAATCCTGTTAATTATGAAATCACTGAAGTCTTTGAAAACACCTCTCCGATATCCGGGAGGGAAATCGAAAGCAATTAAGACTCTTTCTAAGTGGTATCCAAAAATTATCACCGAGTATCGTGAACCATTCATTGGTGGTGGATCTATTGCGATTGATGTAACCAAGGCAAATCCAGATATTCCTGTCTGGATTAATGACCTGTATGTGCCCCTCTACAACTTCTGGAAGCAACTGCGTGATCGTGGACAGGACCTCTCAGAGAGTGTCAGAGAGCAGAAAGAGAAGATGCTTGAGAGTGGCACTCAGGATGAGAAAGATAAATTTGCTAAGGACTTGTTCAATCAATACTCCTCAGATATTGATACCTATGATGATTTTCAGAAGGCAGTTGCTTTCTTTATCATGAATAAGTGTAGTTATTCTGGTCTGACAGAAAACAGCACTTTTTCAAGGACTGCCGCTAATGCTAACTTTTCTTTGGTTGGTGCAGATAAACTTGCCCAATTCTCACAACTAATTAAAAACTGGAATATTACTAATATTGATTATTCTAAAGTGATGAATGCTGAGGGACCTAAAAATACTTTTGTATTTCTTGATCCTCCTTATGATATCAAAGATTTTTTGTATGGAAAAAATCGTGAGATGCATAAGTCATTTGATCATGAAGTATTTGCCGAAAGTGTATATTCATGTCCTCATAACTTCATGATTACTTATAATGTGAATGATCGTCTTCTTGAACTGTATAAAGATTATTATCTTGAATATTGGAAACTACGTTACTCGATGGTTCATCGTGGTGACAAAAATACTCAAGACAATGTAAAAACTGAACTCCTAGTTACAAATTATTCTCTTACACCACAAACTCCGCTTGAAGAACAATGGAATTGAAAGATTGGTTGAATAGTATTAATCAGACAAAAAATCATTTGATTGATGAAGATTCTTCTATTGAGAAGGACTATCCTCCATATATTATCAATCGTTGTTTCTCTGGACATATTGATACTTTGATGTTTGCAAATGAAATGAATAAGTATCATTTTCTCCCTAAAAAGTTACAATACGACTTTCTTATAAATATTGTGAGGAAAAAGAAGAGATTCTCTCCCTGGCTCCGACAAGATAAGATCAAAGATCTTGATTATGTCAAACGTTATTATGGTTATAGTAATGAAAAGGCAAAACAGGCTTTGAAAATTCTTACACGAGAACAAATTAACTTTATTAAATCGAAATTTGAAACTGGAGGAAAAAGATGAGTGTTGTTAGAGAACCTGAGGTGAGTTGGTCTCCCGAACAAATGGTTGAGATTGCTCTCAATGAACCTGACGACTTTTTGAAAGTGCGTGAAACTTTGACAAGAATCGGAGTTGCATCTAGAAAGGAAAAGAAAATTTATCAGTCCTGTCATATTCTTCATAAGCAAGGAAGATATTTCTTAGTGCATTTTAAAGAACTATTTGCACTAGATGGAAAACATGCGAACTTGACACAAAATGACATCCAACGTCGTAACCGTATTGCTCAACTTCTTGCTGATTGGGGTCTTATTAGTATTGTTGATTTAGAAAAAATTCAAGATATTGCACCACTAAATCAAATTAAAGTTCTTGCATATAAGGATAAACAAGAATGGACACTAGAAACCAAGTATAATATTGGTTCTAAGAAAAAACGGACAGAGGAAACCGAATAAAAAAATTACGGGGTTCCACACCCCGTTTTTTGTGTTCTGTGCTATAAATATATCGGATGCCTTCGGGGTCCACACAATCAAATCTCGCTTTAATAAGGAGAAGTACAATGAACAACTTAGCAAAGTATAATGCCGCCAATCTAGATCAACTGCTAGATCGCATAAATAGGAATAGTATTGGTATGGATGAATACTTCAATCGTCTGTTTTCGTTGCATGAAACGACATCGAATTATCCTCCGTACAATCTAATACAGGTCAGCAACACAGAATCTGTATTAGAACTAGCACTAGCAGGATTTAAAAAGAATCAAGTAAATGTCTACACACAAGACGGAAAACTTTTTGTCGAAGGACAAAGAGAAGATGGAGAAACTAACACAGATTACGTCCATAGAGGAGTGGCTCAACGATCTTTCACAAGGTGCTGGACACTCAGTGACGAGACGGAAGTTAGATCAGTTAGCTTTGAGGATGGGCTTCTGAGTATTTCACTCGGAAAAATTGTACCAGAAGCACACAAGAAAAAAGTATGGTTCTAAATAGAATTGAATATCGTCGCCGCAAACAGGGAGGGAACTGGCACAAACCAGTTTGACACCTCCCTTTTTTATTGCTATACTACTTAAAGGAATTGAATCACTATGGAAAAAAACATACAGTGTATTTTATTGAGAGATGATAAAGTTTTGATTGGTGAAGTCCAAGAACTGTTTGGTGAAATTGGAGAACCAGATTGTAAAATTATTAAACCATATCGAATTGTTCTTGGTATTAATACTGACTCTAAAACTGAAGAATATATTGAAC